CCCTCCATACGCCCGATGTCGAATACGGGATAGCGTTCATAGTGCCTGTCAAAACAGTCCTGCCCTGCGCGAAAATAAAACGTCACCATGCCAGGACTTTCGATGCGCTCTGTATATTGTTTCCTCGTTCCTCCGGTCCGTATCAAGTCGATGAGGTCTTGCTGGGCCGGTATCGCCAGCACCACCATCCATCCATGCTCCTGGTTCGGGCATCTCGCGACCGTGCACGATATCTGCCTCTCCGCTCCACGGGCCAGCTTCGCCTTGAATTTAGTCTTGCCGCTAGGAGTAGGTGACACGATCAGTCGATTCCCCGCGCCTAAAACTGACGGTGAAACTCACCGGGTTGAATGTCCCTGTAGAAATGACGCGCACGTACCGCTCCACCGTGCCGGAGACAGTCACTCGCTCCGACCCGACGGCGGTGACCTGTGTGAACGCCACGAGCGTCCCCCAGGAGGACCCGTTGCTGGAGTCCTGCACCGTTGCGGTGAAATTGGAGCCTGTGAAACTTGTCACATGGAGGATAGCCTCCGCTCCAGCGGTCGTCTGCGCGGACTGATCGAGCGTCGCGCCGTTGGCCGCGCCCGTGTCGGTCTTCGACCCCGGCGTCAGCATGACGCCCCAGGCCGGGGCCACCCCGTCATTGAGGCTCTCGATGTCGAAGGAGAGCGCACCGTCTGCCGACCGGCTCGGGTCGTAGCTCGTGGACAGCCCTGACATCATGCCTGCTTTGTCACCGACGGTGGCCCCCATCGCCCACGTGAAGACGCTCGCAGCCGTCGGTACTCGGCTGGCGAGATGGGCTGCTCCCGCCGCATCATTGAACCAGACGTTATATGACACATTGCCACCGACCAGCCCCTGCACCCGCTCCATCGCCGATGAATTTATGCCGGTGACATCCAGCACAGCCACCGGCGTCGACCAGGAGCCGATAGAGGACACATCGCCGGATACATCGTAGACGCCCTGGAAAAACTGCTCGGCTAACCCTGTACTCTTGGCCATAATCCCTCCCTATGCCGACTGGGTCGCGCTGCCGTCCACGATCAACGGGACGGTTATGTCACAAGTCCTGAACATCGTGGTCCCGATGCTCACGTAGCCATATTGTGCATTGAAGCCCTGCCCGTACTGTCCCGCGATATCGATCGCCCTCATGGTCGCGCCCAGGTCGAACTCCCCGATCAGGTTGCTCGATATCTGCGAGACTGCCAGGGCCATCTCAGTCTCCACCTGTCCCGCGTCATCACCCTGGCCGAAGGCCGCTCGGCGGTAGAGCCGGACCGTCACCACGTGCTGCTCTATCGTCGTGGAGAGCGTCAGCTGCACCACGCTCGCACTCGCCATATAGATCGCCGCGTGGAGCTTGTCCGTGGCGTCCGGAGGGCTGGACGGCTCGCCGATCCGCGTCTCGGAGACATAACCGGTCCTCGCTATATGCGATGCGATGGCGTCCAGGGTCGCCTGGATGTTAAAGGCCATCAGGCATTCATCCTTCGGACGAACCGCTGGATGTATGCATCAAAGACCTTCTTCGACCGCTTCTGGAGGTACTGCTTGGTCATCCGGAACTGGGCATATCCCTTGAAGCGCGTGCGCTGATTGCGTGAGCTTGCGCCCTCCAGCCACGGGCCATAGATCACTCTCCCATCGTCAATGACCGCTCCCAAGTTCTTGAAAGTGGTCGAGATGCTCCGGCGGTAATGACCTGTACTAGCTTGCCCCTTCTGCGCCTGTGCAACCGTCAGGAACACGCCGCTGCTATCGTCCTCCAGGTTCGTCGAGCCTTGTGGCCGGAACTTCAGGGCCAGTCGTTCCTCGCCCATCTGCACCAGCTCCTTGACCGCGCCGTTTATCTCCCGGTCCAGGTTCGGTCCACCGGCCCGGAATATCGGCCCTGTCATATCCATGGTCACATCAAACCGCATCAGAGCGCGTACTCCCTGGCTCTGAGGTATTGCTCGGTCACTCTCATCGACAGCGCGCTCAACTCCCGACCGGTCATCTCGATCGATGCGTCCCCGACACCGATGGCACGGCCCCAGGCCGCGGCCTCCTGGGTGTAAGCGGCGATCGCCATCGCCATCGTCAGCTCGCGGATCGGGCCGGGTGGACGGTAGGCAGAGACGGCGGTGGAGTCGGCATGAACCGCCCCGGTGGTCCCGTTGACCCCGCGCTCGATGGTGAGCGTGCGGAAGATATGGATGGCGGTGTCGTTATTGTGGGCCGCGAGCGTCGTCCCGTTATAGGCTCGCTCCACCGTCAGGACCGTGGAGGTCGTGGCCCGGACCAGCATCTCCTCGCTGTCCACCCTCACGATCTCGCCGACGCTGATCCCGTGCGTCCCTCCATCCACCGTCACGTTCTCCGATTTGTCGGCGGTCAATGCACCATTGACGAGGATGGATGCCAGGGCCGCGGCGGTCTTCTCGGACACGAAGACTTGCTCGCTCTCGATCAGGAGCGTATCGCCGACGTTGATCCCGCTGGTGAGCGATCCGTTGGAGCAGACCATCTCGGTCGCGGTGGCGTCGGAGGATAGCCCGGAGGAGACGGTCCCGACTGATGTCGTGTCCGCGCTGAAGCCCCAGGAGCCAGCAACACTGATCGACCGCTGTGAGGTATCACCGGCTTCGAAGGATGCGGTACTGCTGATGTCGATCTCTATGCGGTTATACGGAGGGGAGGAGTTGACCGGCTCTAGGAAATAGTCGGAGGAGGAGATGGTCGTGGGGCTGGAGTCCTGGGCCTTGGTCTTGAGCGCGGAGACAGAGATAAGGTCCGCATCAAGCCAGAGGATGGAGCCGGTGCCATAGATACCGGGCCACCGAAAGAGGCGGGTCTGGGTCTTGGGGACGAACCAGCGGTGGGTCGCGTTGTCGATGTCGCGGCTGGCGGCCTCGATGAGCCGGTCGATGGCCTCATCGTTCTCGTTGCCGTTGGATCGGACGGCTCGCTTCACACCCTCACGGGTGGCGTACCAGTTTGGCACATCCCCTGCTTTCTAGGACGGGCCACCTATTCTATTTCGTCAGCCTGTCCAGGTATAATTCCCAGCCGGACAGTTTCTGATCCCGTCTGGCCGGATGTCGAGTACCTCACCATCGATGGGACAGGCGATCGGAGGCGTGGTCTGGGCCAGCCTCCGGTCCTCCTGCGTCCTCTTCCGGATATCCTGTAGCTGCTGCCAGGACATCAGCGATAATACATCCGCAGGACGCCCTCCTTGGTGTTCCCCGCGTTGCTTACCACAAGTGATAACGCGCCCATGAACGCGGCACCATCCTTGGCATCGCCACCGGTCAGCAACTGCTCGCTGTCCGATGTATGCCGGTTGGCGAGTCCTCCTGCCGCGATGTCGATCGCGTCCTCATCGTTGATCACGATGTCATAATTCGCGGTCGGGGCCGTGCTGCCAGGGTTGGTCGCGAATCGCAGGGCCACGCCACTCAGCACCTTGGTGTCCGTGCCGGAGACATCCCCGGACGCATCGCTGGTCCACGACCACTGCACGTATTTGACCGTCGCGTGGTCGGAGTAGGTAATGGTCACAGAGCCTGCCATCTACTCCTCCTCGGCCTCGGCCTCTTCTTCGGCAGCGGCCTCCTGGGCTACGTCCTCGGTCTGTTCCTCCACCGGCTCCTCGGCTGGCTCCTCCACTACGTCAGGCGGGGCCACCGCCGTACCAGCAGCGGCAGCGCGTTCGGCCTGCATGTTGGCGAGCGCACCGGGTTTGCCCTCGTCCCAGCTTGACAATACTCTGGGCATTCTTACGCCTCCAGGTTCACCTGACAGAATGTGAGCTTGCGAATGGTCATGACGTTGGCCGTGGCCTCGCCGGTGAGGAACTCCACGCTCAACCTTAGCTCCTCGTCGTTTGGGAGGTTGGTCGTCGCGGTCTGGGTGGAGGTCAATGAGCCGTTGACATAGCTGTACAGCGACTCGGCTGCACCGTCCCAGACGAACTCCATGTCGACAACGGTGTCGTCTGCCAATGTCGCGACATCCTCGGTCTTCGTTTCGGTGCTGTCCTTTTCGACGAGGAAGTCCAGACCAGCATCGCCGTCGACCGACTGGTATCCGATCCGGTCTGTGACGCCGCCGAGGATCGCGGTATCGGTGACGGCCAGCCCCGCGAAGAAGTCGGTCTGGTCAACGTCGTTGATACTCATCTTGAGCCGGAAATAGACCCAGTTGCCGGAGTTGAGCAGGATGCTCTCGCCGAGCAGCTGGTAACTCCCACCATCATTCTCGTCTGCGGCGCAGGTGATGGTGCTCGCGCCCCGCTCGGTATTGGATGCCGTCCATTCGGTAGTCCCGCTCCCAGCCTCCACCACCGTCGCCGTATAACCGAGGGGATCGGTCGCGTCCGGCTGACAGTCATGGTGCTGGAGATCGTAGAACTGGACGTTCTCACCGATGGCGTTAACGATCCGGTGCCTGTGGGTTTGGTAAAACAGCAACCCACCATTTTTATACTCACTATGCAAACTTGTAGCCACGTCGCAGCCTCCTCGCTGCGCCCCGTAAGGGGCGACGGTCTACTTGATGACGACCTGCTTGGGCCGTCCTAGTCGGCCATACCGCTCCGGTATCTTCGGAGGGAGTATCCTGGTGTTCAATATTGAGCGCCCAGGCTCGACCCTCTGCCGGATCTTGCCCGTATGGCGGCAGTGCTGGGCTTGCGTACCAGCACAAGCGGCACTGCCGCACTCCGAGCAGACCAGCGCGTCGACCAGCATGGTTAGGTGA